TTATATGTGTAATGCTGTTCCTGTACATAGTGCTGTATTAGCAGATAAGGCAACTGATAATGCTACAGGAATAAGTTACTACTACAACGGTAGTGCTTGGGTAGCTATAGGAGGCGGTGGTGGTGGCGGTGGTATTTGTGGTATTTCAGATGCTACAGGTACTTACACTTATTACGCTACACTTAATTTAGCAATGGCGGCAGCATCAGGAGGAGATACTATTGAAATGTTTGCTGACATTGAAGAAACAACTTCAACAACAGTTACACTAATACCTGACATTACAATTAATGGTAATGGACATATTTATAAACTGAGTGTTGACGATGACACACACGCTTTTACTTTTAATTCAACTGGAACTGTTTTCTTAAATAATATTACAATTATTAGAACAGGTAGATCACTAAATGCAAATGGTTATTGTTTGCGACATAATAGTTCGGGTGCAATTGTAAAAGGAAATGGGTGTCAATTAATTAACACTTACGGAAGTGGTACATGGGGAGCAGGTTCATTATACGGATTTAACATTACAGCAGTTTATAGAGGTGTTTATAACCCTTTTGCGTCAACAAATATATACGACACTAATATAGAATGTACAGGTTCAACTGGTGAGGCAATATATGTTGCAGCTGGAGAAACAGTTAATTGTTACGCAAAAGTTATTAACGGAAATGCTATTTTTAATGGTGCAGGACGAGTTTATAATTCTGTTGGGATAAGTACTAATGGTATAGGTATTTTTTGCAATGGGGAAGTTTACGACTCAATAGGTAAGTCTGTAAGTTCAAAAGGATTGAGCGGTCAAAGACTAACAAATTGTGTTGGAATAAGTACAAGTAGTTTTGGTATAGCGTGTACAAGCGGTAGGAATTGTGTTGGTATTTCAACAAGTGGTGTTGGTGGACAAGGCGATTTTCATAACTCAACTTTAATATCATCTTCAAACTATGCATTTAGTGGTACAGGAACAAGAGCACTTTATAATTGTTACGTTGCATCATCTTCAAGCATAACAACTTTTAGACCTAATCTTTACAATTCAACAGTAGTTTGTAAATGGGACAATGCAGGAGGACATTGTACAACTTCAAATGTGCTTTTAGAATTAGAAATTGTAAATTCATCGTTTAAAGTAACAAATTCTTCAGCTTATTGCATTAATGGATATGGTGGAGCAGGAGGTTCAACGTGGAAATATGCAAATAATTCATTTGAGGGTTCAACAACTCCTGTAAATACAGCTAATATAAGTCAAGGTATAACAAATACAAGTGATTCACAAGGAAATATTTTAATATAATGACAGAAAAATTTGATATAATAGAAAAAGTTGTATACAGATATGATTCTGAAATGGAACAACAAGAAGAAATAGAATTAAATGATCCTGTTTTTGAATCAATGTTTATTGATACACAGGACTTGACAACAGTAAATGTTAGTCAACCTATAAAAAGAATAATGAAATTTTATGAAATTACTGATGGTATTCCAAAAAGTTTTGAAGAATTAGATTATGATTCTATGACAGCAGAACAAAAAACAGCTTTAGATAATTTTATAACATTAAATAGTATTTAAGATGGCAGTAGTAGCAACAACAACAAAAATGGTTGCAGGTGTTAAGTACACTCATACAACCGCAGATTCAGCTGATTGGGCTAGTGTATCTAATAGTACATATTTCTATGATATAGCAACAGAAATTGTATATTTTAAAGATAGTAATGGTATAGTTCAAGATAAGTTTAAATATGTACCTTCTATTCAAACAACAACATCTACAGCTACATTAACACCTACAAGTGCTGATGATTTAGTACAAGTAACAGCACAAGCAGAAGCTTTAACAATATCTAATCCAACAGGTACTTATGCAGATGGTCAAAACTTTCTCATAAGAGTTTATGATAATGGTACAGCTAGAGCTATTACTTACGGTGCTAAGTTTAGAACTTTAGGAGATACTTTACCTGCTACAACAGTAGTTGGAGAATGGACATATATAGGTTGTACTTATAACTTAGCAGATGATAAGTTTGACACAATAGCTAATAGTGGTTCAACAAGTTCTATTGCATGGGGGGATATAACAGGAACATTATCAAATCAAACAGATTTAATGGATGCCTTGAATGAAATAATAGAGGCAGTAGGAACTAAGACTGATAAGTTAATAACTGAAAACGCTCAAAGTGGTGGTGTTTATACACTTCAATTAAGTGATGCTGACAAATTAGTTTCTATGGATAATGCAAACGCAAATACTTTGGTTATACCATTAAATAGTTCTGTTGCATTTCCGATAGGTACTCAAATTTTAGTTAAACAAGCCGGTGTTGGAATTACAACATTTTTTGGTTTTAATTCCAATTTACCAACAGGTGGAGTTACAATAGAATCATATTTAAATAGAACTATATCATTAGGTCAGTTTTCATTGTTTACTTTGATAAAAACAGATACAAATACTTGGTCTTTAGGTGGTAATTTAAGTTAAATTTGTAATTATGATTTTATCAACACATGGAATTTTATCGTATGCAAAAGGACAAGGTTGCGCACCTATTGTTGGAACTGATTACACAGTCATTAATGGTACAGGTTCAGTTAATTCTTACACACCTTATAGTGGTTATTATAGATATTCATTAGGTATTTGGATAATGACCGCATCAGAGTTGGGAGCTAGTAAACAGTTTACAGGATTACAACTTTCTAAGGCATATACAGAACCAAATGGTATAACACAGCTTAATCAAACTATAAAAATTTATCATACATCTGCAAGTACACTTCCAGGTACGGTAAACACATCGGGTAGTGGGAACAATCTAACATTAGTAGGTGCAAACGGTTCACTTGTTGTAAATGATGAAACAACTGTATTTGATTCAAGTTTTTATCAAACAGCATCAGCAGGTTGGAAGAATTTAAACTTTACAGATAATTTTTGTTACAATGGTACAGATAATGTTGTTGTAATGTGGGTAAACAATATGGGGGCATACGATTTAAGTAGTTATCCATTTTGGGATACTGATTCAACTTCATCAAGTAATCAAAGAGGTGCTTTTGACTATTCTGATAGTTCATTTCCAACTTCAATTAGTAGGCAGAATTTAAGACCACATTTAAAACTTAATTATTAATATTATGGAAGATTTTACAGGGTTAGAAAACGAACTCAACACAAAAGGAACAAAGATTATTTTTAATGTAAAACACAATGAGCAAGTTTTAAGTTTTTCATATAATAATGTTTTGGAAACTAAACAGCAAATGGACATTATTGTTAATTCTTATTTAACTAATTTTACAATAACGTCAAATTTAGAGAATGAATTGTATAAAGGAGATGCTGTAAAAATATAATTATGTACAGAGCAATTAATAATATGATGATGTGGAGACCGTCTAGTACAGTCAGTTCTTTATGGAATGACTTACAAGCATACTACACTGCGGATAATACACCTAATGATACTTTAGGTAATCATAATGGAACAATGACTAACGGTACAACTTATGGTACTGGTATTATTAATCAAGGTTTTAGTTTAGATGGGGTTAATGATTATGTATCAATTTTACCAACTTTCGGTTCTTCTTTTTCGGCACCAACTTCTGCTCATTCTTATTCTGCTTGGGTATATAAAACTGTTAATGGTCAAAAATTTATCATTCAGAATGGTAATGTTGGTATGGGAACTTGTATGATTGTTACATCTGGTAATAACTTAGGTATGACCTACCAAGGTGTTACTACTATATTCTCTTCACCATCAGGAGGTTTTATAACTCTAAATACTTGGATTCATTGTGCAATGACTTACGATGGTGCTGGAAATGTTAATCTTTATAAAAATGGGGTAAATGTTGGTTCAAGTTCTATTTCTTGGACTGACGGAACAGGTACTTCAAGCACTTATCTAGGTACTTACTTAGGCACAAGTAACTACTTCAATGGTTTAATTGATGAAGTAGGCATTTGGGATAGAGAACTAACACAATCAGAAGTAACAGAATTATACAACTCAGGTTCAGGAAAACAATACCCAACAGGTATAGATGCGTTTTGGAGTGGAGCGTTATCATATTTTAAAGCTAATAATACAGCTTATGATGAAATAGCTGGTTATACTGGAACTCTTAATAACGGAACAACTTATGATACAGGTATAATAGATTCAGCGTTTTCATTCGATAGAAGTTTAACTCAAAGTATAACTACTACATCACCTTCACATAATTTTGCCACAGATACAACGTATAATATGTGGATTAAACCATCTTCTCTACCTGGATTCTGTATGTTTTTACATATACCTTCAGGAACACAAGGACCTGGGATTGGTTTAAGACCTGGTGGAAATTTAACATTCTTTAGAGCTTCAGTTAATAATGATTTAAAAAGTGGTATAACTATATCTACTGGTGTATGGCAAATGATTACTATTGTATATAGAAGTGGCGGTTCAAATAATGTTGATTTTTATGTAAATGGTTCTCTTTTACACACAGGAAGTCTATCAGTTGGAGCTGCAGGTGGCAGTAATATGTATATAGGTTCTAATGGTGCTACTAATGGTGTTTATGATGGGTTGATAGATGAAGTGAGTATTTGGGATAGTGCTTTATCTCCTTCAAAAATATCACAATTATATAATTCAACAGTAGGTTTACAGTATCCAAATGGTAATGGGATAGATGCAGTATGGGATGATTTACTAGCTTACTACACAGCAGATAACACTCCTAACGATGCAATAGGTAGTAACAACGGTACACTTGTTAATGGTGCAACTTATGGCACTGGAATAATTAATCAAGGGTTTAGTTTAGATGGTGTTAATGATTATGTTGACATGGGTAACGTATTAGATTTTGATGGTACAACTCCTTTTAGCTTTAATTTTTGGATAAATACATCTACTTCGTCTTTTAGATATTTATTTTCTAAAAGACGGTCAACAGGAGATTTTACAGGTTATTCAATAATGATAAATGCTGATAATACTATTGAATTTCAACTCGCACATGACACTATATCTGACAGAATTAGATGTAATTCAATAGACACTTATACAACTTCAACTTTATCTATGATAACAGTTAGTTATGATGGTACTCAACTTGCATCAGGAATAACAATAGATATTAATAATACCTCATCTTCAATAAACACTAGAAGTGATGGCTTAGTTTCTTCTATATCAAATATAGAAACTTTTAAGGTCGGAGCATTGGGTTCTGGTAATTATTTTGGAGGGGTTGTAGATGAAATAGGTATATGGAATAGAGTTCTTACACCAAGTGAAAAAACAGAATTATATAACGGTGGTTCAGCATTACAATATTCATAAATAAATAAATAAAAATGGGATACGCAATTAAACCAATAGAAGAATTAGAAACGTTTGACTACTCACTTTGTAGTGGTTATTCAACAAAGGACACAGTAAGAAAGTCTTTAGACGGACAATTCTTTTTAGTTGAGGGAGAAACTTTCACAGATTTCACACACGCTGAAATATTAGTTGAAATGGCAAAACCTAATTGGACTGAACAAGAGATATAATGGAAACTTTATTTAAGGAAATAGCAAAATACAATCTTAGCGGATGGATGATATTCATTCTTCTGCTAATTTTTGTTGTTTCATATTTTTACAAGAAACCTATATCAGAACTATTAATTAAGTTTAAGTCTAAAAAAGACAGAAATATTAAAGACTTAATTAATCATGACTTATTCAACACTTTGCAACGTGTTAAATTAGAAGTTAAAAACATGAGGTTTTATTCACATGGTAAATACGATGCTGTAAAAACTAAGATGTGTTATGATTTTACTAATTTTAAATCTGAGGTATGTTACCAACGATTTGAAGAGTTATTAGAGATAAACTTAGATATAATGAATGTTGATGAGTTAAAGTCTTTAATGCTTAAAGAAATGAATGAAATGCACGTTGATTATGTTGAAAAAATTACTACACATTGGTTAAGTAAAGGCTTAGATGTTGACGATGTAGACTACATTGTTGAATTATTTGAACGTTTTCGGTTTGATGTGGTTCAAAGTTTTGCCAATAGAATAGATGCTATTTTTTCAGCTTCATATCACGATACTAATTTTAAACGTGTGTTAGCTTGTTTTGATATGTTTGCTATGGGGGTTGACTTGTTACCAAAAGATATGCAGACTACATTCGAGTCTTTAAATGGTAGGTTTACAATTTTAAGTTACAAATGAAAACAGGAGATATAATAGCATGTAAAGGTAATAGATTATTAAGTAAGTTAATAATGAAATTTACCAATAGCAAGTACAGTCATGTATCAGTAGCGGTTAATATTAATGGTGATGTTTATATTGCAGAGATGCAAAAAGAAGGTTGCATTCTAATTGCTTATGATAATTGGCAAAAGAAATACAATTATACTTATGAAGTATATGAACCGTTTGATAGAGTTAGATTATCCGAGATACTTTCTGTATCAGGAGTAGTTAGATATGATAGAGTATCATTGCTTATTCGTCAACCAATTAAGATAATCAGAGAGAAAATTTTTGGTAAGAAGTTGACTTTAGATAAGCATAAAGATGAAACAAGTAAAATGACTTGTTCAGAATATGTTGCGTGGTTATATAGGTTTGATAACTTTCAGGATTATACTCCTGATGATGTTGTTAAAGAATGTATAAAAATGGAGTGGAAAAAAACATAAATTAAAAAAAATCCTAATTAGTTCAGGAAAAAATTTTGTATCTTATCTTTAATACTTATATGCTTAAGATAAGATACATTATGAAATTTATAAAATCAATAATTCAAAACCAAGATCCTCAAAAACACTTTTTAGGATTTGTATCAATAGATGATTTCATTTCATCATTTTTAAAATTTAAACACTGGAGTTTTACATCAACATTTGCTATAACAGGAGGTTTAACAACTTTTATTACAGGATATGTTTGGGATTCTTATCAAGCAGTTTATACTTTATATGCTTTAATGATTGGAGATTGGATTACAGGTATTATAAAATCTATGAGCTCTGGCAACTTTGAATCTTATAAAATACTAAGAATGCCTTTATTTTTTTTAGCTACCACATTTATATTAAGCATCAGTTGGTGGATGGCAAAATCTAATATGCTATTTTATCTTCTTCCTGGCTTAGTAATGACAGGGTTATATAGTGTTTACTTTGTATCTTTATTAGAAAATTTAGGTGAAATAGGGTTTCTTCCTAAATCATTAGTAAGTACACTTAGAAAGAGATTTGGTTTAAAGGCCCTTATTGATATGACAAAAACAAAAGCTGATGAAAAAGAAAAGTAAATACTTTAATGAACTTTTTTATTTAATTAGAAACATATCAAGAGAAACACTTAAGAAAAAAGTTAATGGTATTAGAGAGTGGAGTAGAACTTCATTAACTATGTTTAGTGCTTGGATTCTTGTAGTTTTTATGGTTATATTTGACCTGTACAAAGAAGGATTCCGTTATGATGTATTTGTTACAATGTGTGGAGTTGCTTTAGGTACAAAAGTTACAGATGCTTACTCAAAGAAACTAAACAAAAATGAAAGTACTATTAATTAGTCTATTGTTAATTATTTCCTCATGTAGGAGTCCTGAGAAGTTATACAACCTTGCTATAAAAAGAGGTATGACTGTAGAGAATGACTCTATTCCAATTAAAATTGCATTCCTTGATTCCACAGTAATCCATTATAAGGATAGCACTATAACAAGCTACAAGATTAACTACAAGGATTCAATCATCTTTAAGACGGTAGTGAACTTTCCCAAATCTAAAGTTGAGGTCAGGCAAGAAGAAAAAACTAAGCGTAAAGCAATTGACGTTGCTGGAGAAGTAAAAGTAGCTAAAGAAAAAACTAAGCGTGTAGAGGTACGTAAAGCAGCAAAAATAGAAGTTAAAACAATCAAATCTCAGTCTAGCTGGTGGAAGTTTTGGTTAGGATTCATTTTAGGTTTAATTGTTTATTTTCTTATTATTAACTTAGCAAATAAAATACAAAAACTATTATGAATACTTTAGACACATCAAAAATTTTTCAAGCCCTTTTAAATACTAAAGAATATCTTAGAGAAGCTACATCAAAAAAACAAATTGTATTACATCATACTGCAGGATCATCTTCAGCAAAAAACGTAGCTACAGAATGGAACCGTGACAAAAGAGGTAGAATAGCAACTTGTGTATTGATCTCAGGAAAAGGTGCAAAAAATTCATATGATGGTGAAATTGTACAATGTTTTTCATCAAAATATTGGGCATATCATTTAGGAGTTAAATCTGAAGTTTTTAAAGCTAAAGGTTTATCTTGGAAAAACTTGGATAAATTATCAATTGGGATAGAAATATGTAACTGGGGACAGTTAGAAAAAAGAGGCAGTAAATTTTACAATTACGTAGATAGTGAGGTTCCTTTAGAAGAGGTCTGTGAATTAGATATAGCTTATAAAGGACATAAGTATTTTCATGCATATACAGATGCTCAAATAGAATCAGTAAAACAATTACTTATTTTTTGGAAAATAAACTATGGAATTGATATTACATATAAGCCTGAAAATATGTGGCAGGTCTCAACAGAAGCTCTTAAAGGATTATCAGGCTTATATTCCCATAATTCATATAGGAAAGATAAAATAGATGTAAGTCCTCAGCCTAAATTAATTAAAATGTTAAAAAGACTTTAATTTAAATAAATTTTACAATAATGAACCTAGACTGATAATCTAGGTTTTTTTGTTTAAACTCTTTTGGTTTAAACTTAATTTGTATATTTGTTTAAATTAAAAATAAAACCAATGGAAAATTTAAAAGATGATGTTGAATTAACACAAGAAGAGTTAACAGCTAGAAAAGATGAGATGATGGGTTTTTATACAGAATCAATGCCTTATTTAGAAGCTCAATTAAAGTATGAGGAAACTCTTTTAAAGATTGATGAAGCAAGATTCAAAAGAGCAAGTGTTCAAATACAATATGCAATGCTTATTCAAAAGTCAAAAGAAGAAAGTAAACCAGAACAAGAATTTGAAACCAAAACTAAAAAGTGATTATGGCTATAGTAAATAGAGTTCAGAAAAATGCTCTTATGTCTAAGTCTAATATTGTTAAATTTCAAATACTCACTCATTGTTATTTAAAAGGGATTATGATAAGTGAGTCTGATCTTAGTTGTTTAACAATGTTATGTATAACAGGTAGTATTGAGCTAAGTCATTTTTGTAATGATATATCATCGGATGATGATGCAATATTTAAGTCACCACAAACAGTAAGGAATTCAATTAACAAGGCAAAAAAAATTGGATTAGTTGTAACAGATGCTTTAAATAAAAAGGTTATATCTATTAACCCTAGTTTAAAGATTCAAACAGAAGGTGATGTACTTTTAGATTATAAATTTTTAGGCAGATGATTCCAAAAAAACCCAAAGATTTATATAAAGATGTTTCTGAAGATTTAGATGTATCAGAAACACTTGTAGATAATTTTATGACTTTTTATTATAAAGATTTAAGAAAAAACCTTTCAAGTTTATCACATACAAAAATAAATATAGATGGTTTAGGTGTAATGCATGTAAAAGCTAAAACAATAAGATCTTTAATAGTTTCTTTATCAGAAAAACTTGAAAGGATTGGTACAAATACTTTTTCTAAATACTTTAATAGAAAAAAAATAGAATCACGGCTGGAGTTGATTAAAGAGATGCATGAAAAATTAGAACAAGACAAATTGAAAAAACAAATTTTTATTAAAAATAAAAAAAATGAAGGAGGAGAATAAAGTAAAAAAGATCTGGAAAAATAGAAAACTTATAATGGAAGGTATTACTAATACCATATTACGTGATAAGTTTGTAGAAAAGGTTGCTGAAGAAAGAAGTAAAATATGCAACGCTTGTCCTAGAAAAGATATTGAAGGTGATTCGTGTTTAGTTAAAGGTACTGCACCTTGTTGTAATTTGTGTGGGTGCTCTTTAAAGTTTAAGTTAAGATCGCTATCATCTGAATGTCCAGACTTAAGATGGGGTTCTCATATTTCAGAAGAAGATGAGGATAAGTTGAATGCTTTAGAAGATTAGAAATAATGTGGTCAGACATTTCAGATTTAGGTATAGAATCATCAGATGAACTTTCAAAGGATCATATATTAAGAGACTTACAAATACGTAATACTTTATCTTTATTAGAATGGTTATATGATTCTAATAAAGTTAATGATAATGAATACACAACTCTTCAGGATATGATTAAGTCTTCTGATAAAGGTAACTTTAGTATTGCAATGGAAATAATTAAAATTAAAAAAGGTTAAAATGAGTATAGTATTTAATGCAAAGGATCATTCATATAATAATATTGACCCTAATGACAATATAAAATGGACAAGTGTAACAACACTTATTTCAAAGTTTAAGTTACCTTTTGAGCAAAAAAAGATTGCTACATCTGTATCAAAAAAGAAAAGTTCTAAGTGGTACGGAATGACACCTGAAGAGATTATAACCATTTGGGAAAATGAAGCTCTTAGAGCTACTACTGTGGGTACATACTATCATAACCAAAGAGAAGCTGACATATGTAGTTTTGCTTCAATGGATATTGAAGGAACAACCATTCCTGTAATAGTACCATTGCCTGAAAAAGATGGTTTAAAATATGCACCTTCACAAAAGCTAACAGATGGTGTTTATCCTGAACATTTGGTTTATTTAAAATCTGCAGGTATCTGTGGTCAGGGTGATTTAATTGAAGTAGTTAATGGTTATATAAATATTATTGATTACAAGACAAATAAGAAAATTGAAAAAGAATCATATAAAGACTGGGAAGGTATTTCTAAAAAAATGTTAGCCCCTATTGGTCATTTAGATGATTGTAATTTTAATCACTATTCTTTACAATTGAGTATTTATATGTATATTATGATTAAGCATAATCATAGATTAAAACCAGGAAAAATGCTTATTCACCATATAGAATTTGAAACTGAAGGTGAAGATAAATATGGTTATCCTATAAATAAATATGATGTAAATGGTGATCCGGTAGTAACTTCTGTAACACCTATGGAGATTCCTTATTTAAAGGATGAAGTTATCTCAATTATTAAAAGTCTACAAGCATGATTATAAAACTTTTTGATATAAAAAATGGAGCTGTGATTCCTAGTGAACATTGTTATACACTAAAAACTTTGAAAAGCATTATGGATAAATATTCTGAAGATTATTTAAAAATCTATCAGTACTTATTTTATATGACTTGTCCTAATCCTGATTTAAATCCTTTTTTTCATACACCTTTGATGGATAAGGAGGATTTAATTCTTGAAGAGATAGAAGCACCTTTTAGCACAGAAGATGACTTAATAAGAAATGCTTTAAAGTTTTGTGAAGATCTTTATGAAACACCAACTTCTAGAGCTTATAACGGTATTAAAATAGCTCTTGATAGAATGGGTAGATATTTATCCACTACTCAGATCACTGATGGTAAAGATGGTAATATTAATCAAATACGTGCTATGGCAAAAGATTTTGATGCAATAAGACAATCTTTTAAAGGAGTTTATAAAGACTTAAAAGATGAGCAAGAAAGTAAAGTACGTGGCGGTATTGGAATGGCTTATGATCAATAATTATGGCAGGAGGAATAAATTATTCAGAGATACCTACATGGAAAGATGGTGTAGAAATAACTACTAGTTTTGATACTAGAGAGGAGTTTTATGATTACATTTTTGAAAAGGTTTTTAAAATCCCTGGTGAATATGGTTTTAATGAAACTACAAATAAGCTTTTTAATGCGGAAGCTCAAAACTTTAATAAGAATAAAGTTTACTGTACTGCACCTTTTAAGTCAAAAGACTTTATTCACTATTGGGATAGTAATAAAGAAAAGTGTAGAAAAGGTTACTTAATAATTGAAGGTGATAATCATTGGTTTTTAACTAGAGATTATTATATGTGGTTGAATTACCTTCCTATTTTTGACAAAGAAGAACAAGATTTCGGGTTTGCAAAAATAAGAGATGCACAATATCATATGGCTTTGTATGAATTGCTTGCAGAATTAAATTATGAACATGCTGTAATATTAAAAAAAAGACAAATTGCTTCTTCATATTTTCACGCAGCAAAACTTATAAATCAAGTATGGTTTGAAAAAGGTGTTACTTTAAAGATGGGTGCTAGCCTTAAAGATTATATCAATGAGAAAGGAACCTGGAAATTTTTAGATGAGTATGCTTCTTTTTTAAATGAGCATACAGCTTGGTATAGACCTATGAATCCTAATAAGGTTATGATGTGGCAACAAAAGATTGAAACCAGGCAAGATAATAGAAAATTAGAAAAAGGTCTTAAAGGTACTATTCAAGGAATGTCTTTTGAAAAAGATCCAACAAATGGTGTTGGGGGTCCTGTAAAATACTTCTTCCATGAGGAAGCAGGTATTGCTCCTAAAATGGATGTTACTTTTGGGTATATTAAACCAGCATTAAAGTCTGGGATGATTACAACCGGATTATTTATAGCGGCAGGCTCAGTAGGTGATCTTGATCAATGTGTTCCTTTAAAAAATATGCTTCTTAATCCTGAATCGAATCAAATATATGCAGTTGAAACTGACTTACTTGATAAAAAAAATACATTAGGTAAAACTGGTCTATTTATACCTGAACAATGGTCAATGCCTCCACATATAGATAAGTATGGTAATTCACTTGTAAATAAAGCTTTAGAAGCTTTAAATGAATATTTTGAGAAGATTAAAAAAGAAATGGAACCCGCTGATTATCAACTTGAGATATCTCAGCATCCAAGAAATATAGAAGAAGCTTTTGCTTTTAGAAAAGAATCTAAGTTTCCAGCACATCTTGTAAATGCACAATTAAAAAGAGTTGAAGATAAACTATATCCTTACCAACTACTTGAATTGTCTAGAGATGCCAGTGGAAAATTAATAGCTAAAGAATCTAATAAGTTACCAATAAGGGAGTTTCCGATATCAAAGAAAACTGAAGATAAAACTGGTTGTCTAGTTGTCTGGGAAAAACCAGTTCCTGATCCTAGCTTTGGAATGTACTATGCTAGTATTGACCCGGTTGCGGAGGGAAAGACTACAACTTCTGATTCACTATGTTCAATTTATGTTATGAAAGCGCCTATTGAGGTTACTAAAGTAACTGTTGGAGAAGCTAAAACACATGTTGAAGAAAGTAAAATTGTTGCCGCTTGGTGTGGTAGATTTGATGATATAAACAAAACACATGAAAGGCTTGAATTAATAATTGAATGGTACAATGCAAGAACTGTTGTTGAAAACAATATATCTCAGTTTATTAATTATATGATCTTTAAGAAGAAGCAACGCTATCTTGTACCAAGAACTGACATTCTTTTCTTAAAAGACTTAGGTGCAAATGCAAGTGTACATCAAGAATATGGTTGGAGAAATACAGGTACATTGTTTAAAAATCACATGATCAGTTATGCAATTGAATTTCTTAGAGATGAGCTTGATACAATTACAAAAGAGGATGGTACAGTTGTTAAGATCAGATATGGTATTGAAAGAATACCTGATCCAATGTTACTAAAAGAAATGCAAGCTTATGTAGATGGTTTAAATGTGGATAGGTTGGTGGCTTTTTCTGCTTTAGTTTCTTTCTTGAAAATATTGGAAGCAAACATAGGTTATCAGAAAAGAGTGGTACATGACGAAGCAAGTAAAAACTTGCAAAAGTCTGAAAATTTATATAAATTAAATAAGAGTCCATTTAAACATATGGGTAGTGCCAAAGGTCTTAATAAACAAGGAATGAAGAGATCAGCATTTAAAAATTTAAAATAAAATTTATGCAAGTATTGAATGCTTTACAAATGAAGAATGGAGCTAAAACTAAAGAAAATAGAGTTGGTTCAATTACTCAACCATTACAGTTTATCTCTAAAAAAGATAAAGACCAGGAATGGGCTGCATGGAATATAGATTGGTTAGAGTGGAATGGTTTAAAACAACTGTCTCATAATGCACGCAGACTTCAGAAAAATTATAAACTAGCAAAAGGTGTAATTGATAAATCAGATTATATTGTTGAGGAAGATCAAGAATATGCAGATGTGATTGATTTACTTACAGCTGAAGATGAATCAGCATTAGAATTAAAATTTTACCCAATAATACCAAATGTGGTAAATGTATTGACATCAGAGTTTGCAAAAAGGTCAAGTAAAATGACTTACAAAACTGTTGATGAATTTTCATACAATGAAATGCTTGAGAAAAAAAGACAAATGATTGAGGATACTTTAGTTCAAGATGCTCAAATGAAAATCATGGGTTCTTTAGTTGAACAAGGTCTTGATCCAGAAGATGAGGAATTCAAAGCTGAGTTAAATCCTGAAAAAATTAAAACACTTCCTGAGATTGAATCATTCTTCAAAAAAGATTATAGATCTACTGTAGAACAATGGGCATCTCACCAACATGAAGTGGATGTTGAAAGATTCAAAATGGATGAACTTGAAGAAAGAGGCTTTAAAGATATGCTTATTACTGATAGAGAATTCTGGCATCTAAGAATGATGGAAGATGATTATGAAGTAGAATTATGGAATCCTCTACTTACATTTTATCATAAATCCCCAGATGCTCGTTATATATCTCAATCTAATTATGTTGGTAAAACAGATATGTTTAGTGTTGCAGATATCATTGATAAGTATGGTTATTTAATGACTGAAGATCAACTTGAGTCGTTGGAAGCAATTTATCCTATAAAAGCTGCAGGTTTTAATATTGGTGGTCAACAAAATGATGGATCATTTTATGATAGTACTAAATCACATGAGTGGAATACTACAGGTCCTTCTTTAGCAATGAGACAATACACATCAATGCAAAATTCTGTTAGTGATCCTAATGATGTTATAAGTCAAATACTAAGTCAAGGTGAAGACTATAATACTAAAAATCATAATAACTTATTAAGAGTAAGTACTGTTTATTGGAAATCACAAAGAAAACTTGGACACCTAACAAAGATAAAAGACAACGGAGAAGTAATCACTGATATTGTAACGGAAGACTATAAAGTTACAGACAATCCTGTATATGATACAAGGTTGTTTAAAAACAGAACATCTGAAAACTTAGTTGCTGGTGAACATATAAGTTGGATTTGGATAAATGAAGTTTGGGGAGGTATTAAAATAGGTCCTAACATGCCTTCATATTGTGGAATGAATTCTCCAGGTGGTTTTAACCCAATATATATTGGAATTGACAGTAAAGAAGTTGGTCCACTTAAGTTCCAATTTAAAGGAGATAATTCATTGTATGGTTGTAAACTTCCTGTAGAAGGGGCTATATTTTCTGATAGAAATACAAAATCTACAGCTCTTGTTGATTTAATGAAACCTTTTCAAATAGGTTTTAATATTGTAAATAATCAGATAGCTGATATTTTAGTTGATGAGTTGGGTACAATTATTATGTTAGATCAAAACACATTACCAAGACATTCATTAGGTGAAGACTGGGGTAAAGGAAATTTATCTAAAGCATACGTTGCAATGAAAAACTTTGGAATGCTTCCTTTAGATACAAGTATTGCCAACACAGAAAATGCTTTAAATTTCAACCATTTTCAAAAACTTGATCTTGAACAAACTAATAGATTAATGTCAAGAATTCAACTAGGTAACTATTTTAAACAACAAGCATATGAAGTAGTAGGTGTTTCCCCTCAACGAATGGGTCAACAAATATCACAGGAAACTGCAACAGGTGTAGAGCAAGCTGTTAATTCATCATATGCTCAAACAGAAACTTATTTCATACAGCATTGTGATTATTTAATGCCTAGAGTTCATCAAATGAGAACAGATTTAGCTCAGTATTATCATTCAACTAAACCGAGTATGCGTTTACAGTATATGACTTCTGCTGAAGAAAAAGTTAATTTTCAATTAAATGGTACAGACTTGTTGTTAAGAGATCTTAATATTTATGTTACAACTAAAGCTAACTATAGATCTGTACTTGAGCAAATGAAACAACTTGCTGTTAATAATAACACAACTGGTGCATCTGTTTATGATCTTGGTAAAATTATACAATCAGATAGTATTGCAGACTTAAATTCTAGTCTTAAAGATTCAGAACAAAAAATACAACAGTCTAAACAAGCAGAAATGCAACAACAGCAGCAAATGCAACAAGAAGCTATTGCTGCAAAAGCTGAAGAAGAAAAACTTAAAAGAAATCATGAAGATATTCGTGATGAGAAAAATAGACAGCGTGATATTTTAGTTGCTGAAATAAGAGCTGCAGGTTATGGTTCTGGACAAGATGTTAATAATAATCAGATTTCCGATTATCAAGATGCAATGAAAGATATACGTCAAGGTGAACAATATCAATCTCAAAACCAACTTGAGAGAGAGAAAGAAAATAACAAATTGAGAATGCATCAAGATAAAAACAATATTGAAAGAGAAAAAATTAATGCTCAAAAAGAGATAGCTGACAAACAGTTACAAATAGCTAGAACTAACAAAAACAAGTATGATGTAAAACAACCAAAGAAAGATAGTAAATAGTTAGCCATATAGTGCAGAAATTACATCTTAATAATTATATTTTTTTAAATTTTTGAAGTTTATTTACAATCAATTTTATATATTAATAATAAGTCACACATAAAAACCAACATTATGCATAAGGATGAAATAGAAAAAAAAGGAGCTGATACAACAACGGTTGATCAGGTTGACATTGATTTAGACAGTTTATTTGGATCACCAGGAGCTGAAAGCGTATTATTACCTGAAAAAGAAGGTGAAAATGAAAAACCTAAAAACGTTTTTACAAAACAAGAAACTGAGTTAGATTTTCTTGATGGTAGAAGTAAAGAAAGTGTTAAAACAAATGAGGAGCTTGATGAAGCTAAAGATAGTGTTAACACATCTGAAGTAATAGATGAGTTAGACACTCTTATTACAGAGCAAGAAGAAGGTTCTAAAACTAAAGGTAGATCTAAAGTAAATAAAGATGCTTTACATGATTTAGCAACAAAGATGATTGAAGAAGGTTCTTTGTTTGCTTTTGATGATGATAAACCATTAGAAGAATACACTACTAAGGATTTTAGAGAATTGTTTGAAGCTAACTTTCAGGAAAGAGAAGCTAATATTAAGGCTAATGTTCCTAAAGAGTTCTTTGATGCATTACCAAATGAATTACAAGCAGCTGCAAAATATGTAGCAGATGGTGGTCAAGATTTAAAAGGACTATTTAAAACTTTAGCTCAAGTGGAAGAAGTTATGGATTTAGATCCTGCAAATACAGATCATCAAGCTGAGATAGCAAGGCAATATTTGTATGCAACTAATTTTGGTACAGCGGAAGAAATAGAAGCTGAAATTGAAGATTGGGCTGATTTAGATAGGTTAGAGCAAAAAGCTAATCAATTTAAACCTAAGTTAGATAAAATGCAAGAATCAATTGTTCAGCAAAAACTTGCTAAACAAGAAGAATCTAAAGTTAAACAACAAGAAGCTGCTAAAAAATATACAGATAATGTATATAATACACTTGTAACTGGGGAATTAGATGGGGTTAAACTTGACAAAAAAACACAGAGTATGTTATACTCTGGATTAGTTCAGCCAAACTATCCTTCAATATCAGGAAAGAATACCAATTTGCTTGGACATCTTTTAGAGAAGTATCAGTTTACTGAACCGAGACATGATCTTATTGCAGAGGCTTTATGGTTATTGTCAGATCCAGATGGGTATAAAGGTAAAATTCGTGCAAAAGGTAGTCAAGAAGTTACTGAAAAAACAGTAAGAATGTTGAAAACTGAAGAGGGTAGAAAGATTACATCTTCTTCACAACAGGAGTCTTCTAATAATAGAGCACCTGTAAGTAAACCTACTAGAACTGTTTCTAGAAATTCTAGAAATATATTTAATAGATAATTGAATAGTTAAATAAATAAAACAAAAATGAGTACACCAGTTTTAAACAACGGTATCTTTTTGCGTGATACAGCATATAATGCTACATCACACATTGATTCTTACCATTTGCAAAATATGTTGAAAGACTCTCAACCTACAGACATGGGTCCTGTAGATCTTTGGGCTATGGCTCAAAAAGTTGAGATGCCTCTTTATCAATTATCAAGCTTTGGTGGTAAAAATATAATCAATGTTGATAATGCACGTGGAGAGTACAAATGGCAAACACCATTAAGTATTGATCTTCCTTATATTGTTGAGGATATTGAACCAGCTAATACTTCTAAAGGTATTGACGGAACAACATTTAAGATTAAGTTAAACAAACGTGAGTTTGGTCATGGTGACATGATTACTTATGATAAATACAATGGAGTTGAGCTTTTTATTACAGCAGAAGATATCTTACCAGTAGGTGATGGATTTATCTATACTGTACAATTAGTAAACAACGACAATTACAAGTATTTAGAATCTGCTTATTTAGCAAATGGTACTAAGTTCTTCAGAAAAGGTTCTGCAAGAGGTGAGTATGGAGAAAGATTCTCTGATATCTCAACTAGTGCTGGATACCGTGAATTCTACAATCACGTAGGTGGAGCTGAAGCACACGTTCATTACTCAGTTTCTTCTAGAGCTGATTTAATGATCAAAGGTGGAATGAATGCTGACGGAACTGTTCCTGTTACTGAGATCTGGAGAAACTTTGATAAAAACATTGATCCTTCTGTTTCATCTTTAGATGATATGGTTAAGACAATGGGTAAAGACAAAGTGAAAAAAGCTTTTGATAATGGTGATTTATCTAGAACTTTCTTAACTAACCTTGAAGCTGCGCATCTTTCTAAGATTGCTACAGATATTGAGACTTACCTTATGTGGGGTCATGGTGGTAAAGTTAAGCAAGATGGGCCAGATGATATTAGATTATCAGTAGGTTTATGGAAGCAGTTAGACAACTCATTCAAAAGAGTATATAACAAAAATAACTTCACTTTAGATTTATTTAGAGGAGAATTATATAACTTCTTCAACGGTAAAGTTGAATTCCAAGGGCCAGACCCAAAACGTTCTTTAGTTGTTCAAACTGGAATGGGTGGAATGAAAATGGTAAATGAAGCTATTAAACAAGAAGCAGTATCTTCAGGTTTATTAATTCAAGCTTCTGATATCGGTGCAATCACTGGTAAAGGAATGGACTTGAACTTTGGTTTCTCTTACACATCTTATGTAATTCCTTTCTTAGCAAATGTTAAGTTTGTATTGAATCCTGCATTTGATAATGTTCATACAAATGATGTTGAAAACCCAATCGTTGATGGTTTCCCTTTATCATCTTACTCTTTTGTTATATTTGATGTAACAGACAATGTAAATGACAATATCTATATGTTAAAATTATCTTGGGATAACCAATTAAAATGGTTCTACCAAAATGGTACTATGGATTATATGGGTAGATCACAAGGTTTTGCATCTTCTGGAAACTTCAATGGATACAGAGTTATGATGTCACAAACTATGCCTGCTATCTGGGTTAAGGATCCAACTAAAGTATTGAAAATTGTAATGAGAAATCCAATTACTGGAGGTTCATTCTAAGTATATATTTACAAAATAAAAAGAGGAGCTTTATAGTTCCTCTTTTTTTCTTAAATTCACATAAAATTTTTTAAAACCAACAAAAAATGGAATTAACACAAACACAATTATTAAGCGGGACTAAAGCTAAAATAGCTATTAAACCGTACTTTGATGGGTCAGCATCAAACATGGGTCTTGAGAATTATGGTATTTCTCTATTTGACGGAGTTACTCACATGGAGCAATTAGCTTGTTTAGAACAAAATGGTGTAGTAAGGTATCTTACAGGATTGAATGAATTTGCTCCTGAAATAAAAAGATTACCTGAAGAAGAGAGAAACGCTAAAGTAAAGCAAATCAGAACCCATATAGTAGAACTTGAAAAAGAGTTAGCTTCTAATATACTTGATCCAGAAGATTCTGATTTCTGGAATAAAGTTAAATTATTACAACCAAACAATAAAGATTTTTGGAATAAAATTACATTATCATGTGGAAATGATCCTGTTTTTTTAAACCCTGAAGATCCTTATGATAGAATTAAATTACTTGCTATTGAAGCGGGTGGATTTGCTATTGTTGCAAAAAGTTATGAAGATGCAAGATCAAAAGTAAAACCACCAAAGTTTTATTTAGATAAAGCTGAACAAACAGCAGGTATTAAAACTGAATACAAAAAATTGAAAAATAAAGCTCTTGCTGAATTACAAAAACTTTATGATAAAAATAGTACTAAACTATTCTTTATTGCAAAAGCCGTAGATACAGCAAGTGTACAATATAAAAAGAATACACCAAATGACATCATATATGATATGATGGATACACACATTAATGGTAATGGTACTGAAGGTAACAAAGAAAGAGCTGCTAAAGGATTCTTAGAAGCTGTAGCTTTGGATATGGAAACATTAAAAATTAAAGCAATTGTAAAAGATTCTGTATTCTTTAAATATATAGTTACTAAATCTGATGGTCATATTTACCATTCTAAAACAGGTACTGTATTAGGTAGAAATGTTTCAGATGTAGTTGAATTCTTAAAAAATCCTTTACACGAGGATATCCTTAAAGATCTATCAACTGAAGCTGAAAAAATATGGAGCATGTAAAATGTTCCATTTTCTTCTTATATTAATTTAAAAAGAAAACATGTTAAATAGCACAATATCTATAAAAGTAAAGCAAAGACTTAATAAGTTAGATAGCAATGATTATGACAACTTAGAATGTTGGCAGATTGTAGAAGCTTTCAATAAGGCTCAAGTAGAATGGACAAGAAGACAACTTCACGGTATAAACATTGTTAAAGAAGGTGATGAGCAATCCACCAGAAGAATTGATGACCTGCAAGTCTTATTAACGCCTTTGAAACTTGATCCTAAGTTGGAGGACGTTTATTATTTTGATGCTATACCGGATAACTATTTACAGTGGAAAAGGTTAGATGTATATGCTATTAAAGATTGTTGTGATGAGCCAAGAAGAATGAAGACTTATTTAGTTGAAGAGGCTAACATTAATGATCTATTAGCAGATGTATCTAAAAAACCTAGTTTTGAGTGGGCTGAAACATTTGTAACTATTGAAAATAATAGACTAAATGTTTACTCTAACAATACCTTTGAAATAAGTAAAGTTGAATTAACATATTACAGACAACCAAGAAGAATTGAAATCTTAAATTGTGTAGATCCTTATACTAATTTAGTAACAACTATTGATGTTGAATCTGAGTTTAAAGATGATATAATTGAATTAATAATAGATGAGGCGGTAAGTATTCTTGCTGGTGATATTGAATCTAACAATCAATTTTCTAGAGGTACTCAAACAAGTGAAAGAAATAATTAATAATTAATAATTAATAATATAATGGATAAACCTAGAATGTTAAAACGTAGTGTTGATAAAAAAACTGAATCAACATACTACTCTAACACTAATAGTTCAGTTGAATACATGACAGCTGATTGTGTTACTGAATTAATGAATGCTGCTACATCTTTTCACATGCTTCATTTAAAGATTACAGGTTTGGGTAGTTATGCTGCACATACAGCTTTAAATGATCTTTATGATGCTTTACCTGGTCATGCTGATACAATAGCAGAAGGTTTCCAAGGAGCTTCTGAAAAATTACTTGAATGCACGGATGCTGCACCGAGAACTGTAAAAACAGTTGAGGAAGCTATTTCTTATCTAAGAGAACTTTCTTCTAAAATTAGTAAACTGCAAAGTGTTATGCCTTATACAGAAATAGTAAACACCTTAGACACAATCAAAGATTCAATAAATACAGCCAAGTATAAATTAATATTTCTTAAATAATTGTTGTTAATATAATTTTTATTATATTATATGTATATATTTATAAATTAAATTTTTTTTAAATGAGTTATTTTAATAGTGCTTTTCAAAAAGCGTTTGTAGGTACAGGTGGTTTTACTGACTTAGCTGGTGGTAAACTAGGTACTACTTCAAACATTTTAGCTACAGGTGAGTTTGCATTTGTAGATCCAAAAACTTGGACAATCCAAGATACTGCTACACCTCCAACAGGATGTTGCCCGCTAGTTTTAGCTGCAGGTAGTTTGTATACTAAAGACAAAGTAGGAACGCATGGTGGTTACTTGGAATCAAGTAAATCTAAAATCATCAATCCTAAGTATGTAAGTAAGTTTTACAGAGTTGATCCAAATGCTGCACAACCAAACGTTATTCACGTTGGTGATACACCATTTACTAACACTCCTCTTTTAACTATTGATAACGCAGGTGTTGCTTTTACAGATGGTACTTTTACAGGTGTTGCTACAACAACTGCTGGTGCTGGTACAGGTTTAACTGTTGACGTTACAATTGCAGGTGGTGTTGTTACAGCTGTTTCTATTGATAATCCTGGTACAGGTTATGTTAATGGTGATGTTGTTACTATTACTGATGGTACAGCAACAACTGATGCTGATTTTTCACTTGCTTTAGAAGCAGGTTGTAGAAAAGATTTCTTATGTGATGAGACTTATAATTTACGTTTAGATGTAAAAGGTTCTCCAGTATTAAGGTTCTTAAATCGTAATTCTTATGTTACTGCTGATGCTTACACAGGATGTTGCCCAACAGGTGCTACTTCTCCTACTGTAGTTGATTCTACATTAGTAATGATAGAATTTGCTAAAAGAATTATGGATAATGCACTAGTTTCTCCATTTGTTGCTTTAACAGTAACTACTGAAGCTAATGAATTATTATATGCTCCAGGAACTGATACTTCAGGTTTAGTTGCTCCAACAGGATACACTATTGGTGGAACTTGGGATGATTATGTATCTCCAGGACATACTGTAGGTGCTTATGCTGGTTTAACTATTACAGGTGCTTATGTAGATACTAAGTTTGGTGATTGTACATTCCAACCTTCTGACTTCTATGAAAAAGAGCCAGTTAAGTTATATGCATCTTTAGTTGATACAAACGGGGACCCATGTGAATTTGAAGGTTTATGTGTAGCAACTGAATGTGAAGGTTTACAAGCAATGGGATTAGGTGAGTCAGTATTGAGAGATGTTGTTTTATCTGAGTCTTATGCTCAAAACTTTTTATCAACAGATTTACGTATCCGTGAGATTACTCAAGGTGATGACATGTTATCTGCAATAAGTAGAAGATCTTCTTACACAAGATATTATATTCAACATAATGTTCCACGTTTCAATAACCCATCAGGTGTTTTTGATAATGATCAATATTTATTAGAAATCATTACAAGTGGTGTAGACGCAACATTTGAAACATTTGTTACAACTTGGTTAGATAACTGTGGTACAGGATGTGAAGGTTTAGAAATCAATTCTGCAGTAACTACATGTACTCCAATTGTACCTTTACCATAATAAAAATTAATCATTCATAACTAAAGGGAGGGTAAGAAATTTCCCTCCCTTTTTTTTATTTAAAAAATATGGCAAAACATACATTAAGTTTAGAGATACCTACTGTTTTCAATGATTGTATATTATCAATTTTAGATACAAGTATTTATTCAGAGATGATACCTGTTACATGCCCAACATTGAATGTTACAGTTCCAGGTTTTATTTATTCAGTGGAAAAAACAATTACTCCTGGATCAAATACTATACTTACAGCTTGTGATTTAGATTTACAAACTACTGATTGTGGAACAGTATTTAGTTCAATTCCTGATGGTGTATATGTTATTAAATATAGTGTTTCACCTAATGATCAGGTTTATGTTGAATATAATCATTTGCGTATAAGTAAAGCATTAAATCAATATAATGATATACTATGTGATTTAGATTTACAAGCATGTGAACCTTCTACATTTGTTAAAGACAAGTTAGATAAACTCATGTCAGCAAAGATGTATCTAGACGCTGCAAAAGCAAAAGTAGAAACTTGTCATGAACCTCAAAGAGGGATGACATTATATAATTATGCAATAAAAATTATGGATAAATTACAATGCCATAATTGTTAACTTTAAAAAAACCAATATTATGAACTGCGGAAATTGTAAAAATAAAATCACTTGTGGTTGTCAAAAAAGGATAGCTTCAGATGGAAAACAAGTATGTAGTAAATGTTTAGCTTCTTATGAGCTATCATTAAAACAAAAAAAATAAAATAAGATGATAGGTGGTAATCATAGTATATTTAAGTCTAGGCTTAAAGGTGTAGAAGTAGACTTACTCAATGATAATGTTGATGAAACAGGTTTTTTTGATAAGCATTATTATGACGGATCTTATAATGGCCAATACTTATATGAACTAGCTGTTTGTTGTAAAACAGGTGGTTCTTATATTGTTGAGATTTTAGTTCCTACACCTTTATCTGAACCTTATCAAGGCACTGTTTATAGATATATTGCTACTACAGATTATGTAGATCCTAATGGTAATGTATTACGTCAATTTGATTGTGGAGAAATCAGGCAAATCCCTACACCATCTGGTGATGATCCTACACCAATTTCAAATGTCTCATTTGAAATAGTTACAGCACTTGAAGGTGCTTGTAAAAAATGTTGTTCAGCACAAGCAACATTTGAAAGAAGATGTGATGGCACATTGATAAATCTTAATATAAGTAATGCTGATTTTACAATATACTCAGATCCTAAGAAATTTTATAAGTATACAGGATTAGTAGTTTTAATTGATAGTAATAGTGTTCCAGTATATACAAATGATTTCTTACGTTTAATTTCTAAATCTAAAGATGCTAGCAATACTGCTGATTCATTAGATATTAGTAATGTAGAAGAATGGACATGTGAAGAATTTGATAATGATTGTGGAATTTGTCAAACTTATTATAAAGTAGTTGCTTGTGATACAAACATAACTGAAGAATATTGTACAGATCAAGATCTTTCAGCATATGTAGGTGTAGGAGCAATCAAAATAGTTGTTGATAATCAACCATCAGATATATGTTGGACTGTTGAAGAAAGTTTAAGTTGTGAATTTCCTGTAACAATAACTGTGTCTGAAGAATTTGCTGAATGTATAGATTGTTTAACACCTTTAAATTATAGACTTGAATCTTGTGCAACTGATGATAATACAGTAATTTATACAAGTACTGATTTATCTCAATATGAAGGTAGAACTGTAAATCTTGAAGGTTATGGTAATTGTTTCTTTGTAGAAATATTTGAAGAGCGTGTTCCATCAACTGTACAAGTTAATGTAACAAATGACTATGATAATTGTGTAGAATGTCCTAAACCAAGATACCAATTAACTAATTGTGAAGATTCTGAAGATTTAATTGTAACAACAACTAATCTTGAGGCACAAATAGGTTCAGTAATTAAAATAAGTTTTTATCCTGAAAAGTGTTGGACTGTTTCTGTAACTGATGATAATACTTCTGATGATCTTGTAATACTTACTGATACATTCACTACATGTGAAGAGTGTTTACCAGTGGTAACATGTGATTGTACTATTGTTAAAAATACTAGTTTAGCAGCAAAAGAATTTCAATATGTGGATTGCGATGATGTATTACAAGGTATTACCTTACAAGCTGGTCAAAGTACACCAAAAATTTGTGCTAAAGAATGGATATTTCCTGATGGTTGGACTGATGTGACATGCATTCAAAACTTTGGAGAATGTGTAGATAACATATGTCCTCCTCCTGCAATTCCTTTTAGAAAAATTAAACCTGGATATAATACTCCTGGATGTACAATTGAGTATTATGAAAGAGTTACATGTAAGTTTGCAGATTTAATGTATAATGAAGTCATGCAAAAAAGATATGGTGTTAGCCCTTGTTGTCCTGAAGATGAATTCTATAAAATACATATTAAACAACAACTATTAGAGATGAAAGCAATTACTGATCCAAATGCTTGTAAAATATAAGTCTTATAATAAAAAAAATTCATTATATTATTAATAGGTTGTTACCTACATTAAAATTTTTATAAAATGAAACCGTTAAATTTAGATAGTTCTCCTTGTTCACCTACATCTTCAAACTGTGTCATTTGGCAAGGTCCAGACATAGCGTGTATAAATTTATGTAAAGGTGATACAATATCATCAGTTGTTTATAAACTAGCAACTGAGTTATGTACAGTTATGGATACTTTAAAAATATCTTCATATAACTTAAGTTGTTTTAACTTAACCAATGTTACACCACAAACTTTTCAAGATCTTATAGATTTGATTATACTTAAGGTTTGTGAGTTAGAAACAGCTAGTGGTAATACAATTGTTATACCTGGAGCTGGTGGTTCACCTACAGATACAATAGTTACAGTTGCTTCTTGCTTTATAGTTGGTACACAAACAACTATGAATCTTCAAGATTATGTAACAACAATTGGTACAAAAATTTGTGATTTAATCACAGACATAAGTGTTAATACTAATGCAATAGAAGCATTAGGTATTCGTGTAACAGATTTAGAAAATGCTACACCTCCTTCATACACTACACCACAAATAACATTAGATGAGGCATTAGCTTCACTCAGCCCTGCTACATTATATAACATTGACACTGTTTTAAATGTTTACATTAATGATGTATGGTTTTCTTATGTAGGCGTTACAGGTAGTATTACAGATTTAAGTGATTCAATCATTTATGGTACCACTTCTGTAGCTAATAGTGATAATTCTATAACAAATCCTGGTGCTGTAATGAGTGTGCAATATGCTGCTGATTGGATTACAGGACCTACAAAAGTTGCTGACACATTAAAAAATATATGGACTGCAATAAAAGATATTAGAGGTGGTGTTCCTACACTTACAGTAGATAACTCAGGGAATGTTCAATTTACTCTAACCGGTTTTCCAGCATATAGTTTGAAGGCTGACGTTGCTTTACCAACAGTTACTATGACTGATGGTGCTACAATTGCTTTTACAGAAACTACTGGTGCACCTGATTATGAATTTACAGCTGAGGTTATTCCTTTTAATGGTCTTTTTGTAAGATCTACAGGTGTGGCAATAACAAGTGTTGCAAAAGTTACTCCTTCATTAACAACTCTTTTAAATAGTGGATCAAGTGCTACACTTATCTTAGGTACTACAGATTATAATGATGGTGGTACTGGTTATAATCCTACTACAGGTGAATGGACATGTCCTGCTAATGGTAGATATAACTTAAGTTTTAATGTATCATTGTCTCACACTACTGATGCTGCAGGATGGCATACTGGTGGATCTGCAGGGATTATTACAGCAGGTCTTGTATCTACAAGTAATGTTATATATGCAGCTAATAGTTTTACACCATCAGCAAGTATATCACCTGTTGCAAACATTGCAGGTAATATTGAAGGTGTTACACTTACTGCAGGTATAGTTATAAAGTTAAAAGTATTAAACTTGACAGGATTTGATTATATCTCAGAAGCAAATGATGTAGCAACAATGTCAATACAAAGAATAAAATAATAAAATAATATGGCACTTTCAACATGTACAAAATGCGGAGAACAACCAATAGGATGTGGTTGTGAATCTCCATATACAACAGCTCCAGCTTGTCTACCTGTAGATCCTTGTTCAAATCCTGAACCTTGTTCTGAATTTTTTGATGCAGAATGTATCATATATTCAGGAGATAGTATATGGTGTGGTACAGATCAAGTTGTAATAAAAAATGACAGATTAGGAACTAGTATAGTGAACATAGTTACATATTTCTGTACACAAATAGCTACTATAAATACGTCACTTACTACTATAAACACTACACTTGTCTCATTACAAAATCAGATTAATGATTTAGGTGGCACTCCGTTTAATTTATTAGGAACTTCTACAGATGCAGGAGATAACAAAACAAGTGATATTTCCAGGAGTGGACGTCTTGTTATTGAACAGGACTCTGAAAATAGAGCGTTTTTTCAAAAAAACGGTTATAATATTGTAGGTAATGAACAAACGTTCACAGGTTTAGCCACGGCATCAGATACTCAAAACCCACTTATAGAACTAACAAGATGGAGAGGAACCTACTTTTCGCCAACAAATTTATTAGAAAATGATAATTTAGGTTTATTATCATTTAAAACAGGAGTGTCAACTTATACAGGTATATTTTTAAGAGGTTTCGCTACTGAAAACCATATTGACGATACAAATTATGGAGCGGGATTTGAGTTTTGGGGAATAAAAAAAGCAACTTCAAACGCAAGAAAAATTTTATCTATTGATGCCGATACAGGATTAAAAACTTTAAGTGAGACAGTTGATATTGGTAACAGTATTAAAACTTTTGGATCAGGATTAAAACCTTTTATTGAGTTTGAAAATACTTCAGGAACAGAATTTTCAAAAGGATATTTATCTAATAATGATATTTTAGGTTTAATTTCAGCAAAATCCAAAGCAGGAGAACTTGGAAAAGCTTTATTTATTGCTACTCAAAATCATACAGTTACAAATGGAGGAACAAAATTTGAGATTTTTGTAACTCCTAATAATTCAATTTTAGAGGTTCCAAGTCTTAAAATAGACCAAGATGGTTCTGTAGGTTTTAGAAATTATACTTTCCCGAGTGCTGATGGAACACTAAATCAGATTTTAAAAACTGATGGAGCGGGAAATTTAAGTTGGCAAAATGAGGGATCTTCAGGATCAGGAACAAATAATTATGTAGCAAGATGGACTCCAAATGATACTACTTTAGGTAAAGGAGTGATAAGAGATGATGGGACTACTGCAAGTATAGGTATAGCACCAAA